TTCCTTATATCATTCATCCCGATGGTGAGATAAGTATCGGATACACTGAATTTTAAAGACCTCGTACTACGCTGAGAGCGATGGAGAGGATGAAAGCGTCAGAGAGAGTGTTAATGGGCTTGAGAACAGTTATGTGCTTCACGAGGGATCGATTCCAGAGAATGCGGATCAGGAAAGTGGTAATTAGAAGAGCTAGTGTGTAAAGTAGCAACTCCCTAATCATATCCGTGCGATTTTCAGACTTGGCAATATCCCTAATCATTTATTACATACACACATTTTTTTCTATTTGAATAATAAGATGAAGGGCTTACCCCTGAGTGGTTCCGAACCAAAATTCACAGATCGAAGATGGTCTAGTGGGAAAGGTATCAGTAGTAATAATTGTTACGCCTACGCCGTGGGTGACTACGAAGCGTATAGGTGGCAGAAATCTATTCCAGGGGATCGATCAGGGCTTTCTAATGTGAATCATAATTACACATCGTGTAAGGGCTTAGCGGACCGCGTTGTTTCTGATAACCCAAAAAAGGTCTATAAAGCCCGTGCGAACGAAAAGTGTAAAAAGGGGTATTACAAAGTTATGATGTTTGTATCACCTGGAAGACCTACAAATTATATTCGTCAGGGAGATTTCCATTTCTATAAGCAACATGGTGTCATCGAATATAAAATCAAAGAGGGTGATACTATTCGCTCAGTAGCGGAGTTCTTCCGAGTTCCCATCTCCCGAATAAAAAGAGCGGGAAGTTTCAAGGTTGGGAAGCGTATCATATTCAAAGCAAATGTATTCAGTCATAAACGTGGTTGGGCTACGGGTCCTCTCCTGACGGACGCCCGTGGTAAAATGATCAAGGATCCACGTGAAAGTTCGAGGGATTACTCTTCTCTGAATTACAGTCTGTACTGTGGATCATTCTGTGTCAAAAATAGAGGAATCAAAGTCGGCAAGACCCACCCCAAAGTCGGCAAGAATACTCTCTAGGTCGGGTTGGTTTTCCACGTCAAAATTAATATTGAACATGTCCAATACATCGAATAAGGAATCTTCGTTCAATGACACAGAGTTTGCAGCTGCTGTGTGATTGTTTTGAATCGTGACTACGATACTAAATTGAGAACCGTCAAATACTTTTCTACAAGTGGGACACGTGTTCTTACCTCGATCTTTCCACATCTGTAGACAGTGTGAATGAAATATATGCCCACATCGAATCGGCGGATTTGTTCTCGTCGATTTGACTTCACTGAGGCATATAGAGCATGTGGACATTCTACAGTAGGGTATATAAAGTAAATTTCAGGATTTAGCTCAATAAATTTTGGATGTATCTAAGAGTGGTTTATTACAGTCTACGCAAGGGCCCACACCCTGGTTATCTACCTGCACCTTGTTGAAGAGTTCGGGACCGGACTTCTGGAGAAGCTGGCGGTAAGAATAGTTATCCTCAAAAGTAATATTGTTCTGCTTCATGACATAGTTGTTGAACAACTGGGCTGAAGAGTTCACTGTAAAGCATCGACCATCGGCCATTCCAAGTCGCTGAGACATATTGTACTATAAATCTAGAAATTAATTTGTCGGTTGTTAATTGTGTGAACCCACGATTTGAATCCCCTTTTCTTCAAAAGTTCCACGAAAGGATCACATTTGTATCCGAGATAAACGTCAAATACATCGGTTTCCTGTGTTCGGGATACACGGATTGTGGGATTTTCATTGATGTGTTGGTTAATAATGTTATATGCGAATGCGATTTCTTTCAGGGTTTCTGCGCCAGTGATGATAATTTTACCGGTACTGAAGATACTACAAGTAATCTCCTTCATATCATTTGCGGGCTTAAACTTGATCTTGACAGCGGAGTAACGATCTGGTTCAAAAGATACTTTGAAGATGTCATCATATTCTTCGAACCAGTTCGAAACTGCGTGAAGATTGATGTTGTAGTTTAAACTGAAATTCGAGTTTATCATCACTATGCGAAACGACTCTTCTGGGACATCGTGATCGATATCGAGAAACGTCTTGAAAATATACGTAAGCTGGGTGATGACTCGTTTACAGTCAAAGAGATCGCAGCATCCGGCAACCTGAATGCTTCCATTGGGAAACACCTTTACAGACTTGGTACTGTAACTGTCATGATAGGTCAGTGTCACTTGATTGTAAAATGTAGTGGGTTTCAATTTCCAATTAAACCCTCCCTCATTACCAGAACCTGTTCGTTTCATCGTGTAAGAACCAATAGTCTCGAAAATGCTTCGAAGTTTCTTGATATCAATATGCTGAACAAAACTCGACACCATCGTTATCGTGGTAATTTTAATCCATGAAGGTCGTAACTCATCAGATAAGGATTTACGAAATTCATCCAGTGTCAGGAGATATGAGAAACTGTTGTTGGCGATCGAAGAATACATTTCGATTTTGGATCATGGTTTTATACCATGGAAATACCCAACTTAGGTGTTTAAAGAATACATTTGCTTTATTTTCACATGACTTGCTTCCTCAAAAGTGCGACATCCGTGTATGACGTTGATTCTAAGGTCAATTATATAGAAATTATCTATGAACGACCCAATACAAATGATACATACGTTGATTACATTTCCACCCAGCCTAATGGAGATTGGACCACGATAAAGTCCAATGATAGGAACATTTCATACGTAAAGTTTCTAGATACGATGGTCAAGAGAACCATTGAAGTTCAACATAAAATTGCCGAACTTACCCTCGACAAGGTTTTGGCACTAGAATACGATTACGTTCGTCTCACACATGCGAGTAAAATTTTGGATCCAACATTCCAACCACCGATTATCAATATGAACAGTGCTTGGCAAGTGGCGTTTATGAAGAAGTTTTGTAAAAAATACCTTCATGAAGTGATTCAGGAATGTAATAACCCAAGTCGTCTAAAGTATTTCATCGACGTCCTGAATAAAATAGAATCAGAAGCGTGACGAGTGCGCATAGAAAGAAGCCAAAATAAGGTACTCGCACTTCTCGTACGACCGACTTCTTCTTCGGGATACACGTAAAACCGGTATCTATATTCCGTTTCGGATGTATAATAATATCACGAGTCACTGGCTTTATTTGGTCTCCACATAACCCGAAATCACAAAACACACTACGTTCATCTACTGACACGGGCACACTCGCAGTAGTTGCTAGTTCTGAAAAATTTTCAAATTCGTTCATCTGTCGCACACCCCCTGGAAGGGAGAAATCATGCGTGACAAATGGGTTGACATCATTGATCGCATCTTCGTCGTTGAGCATATACGAACTCATACTTACCATTACTTCAGATTATATTTTTTGTCCATCATCTTAGTTTTGTGTTCGCACCACATTTTATCCAAATCCACGTTTAACATGTGTGCTAGCTGAAAGAGATAACTAAATACATCACCCATTTCCATCATAATATCAGTGCCTCGATCCTTTTTGAGATTTGTTTTTTTAAAAGTCTTTTTATGTTGGCGAATAGCGGATGCCAACTCACCGAACTCCTCCGTCAATAGAAGCCATACTGTATCTATCGGAGCCCTGTCCCACCCCTTTGATTTACATACCTTTTCTGTTTCAAATTTGTAGTAGTTAAGATTCATACTTATTCTACCAACAGCACATAACTTTAAACTACTTGATGCCGATTTTAGTATTCGAGTCCATTTTATTTCCGGTAGTGCTTGTATTAACCGGTCGGTCTAACAGATTTCGGGTTGTGTCAATTTCATTGATGTACGTAATGTATTGGGATACACCAGTTTGAATCTGACCAACCGCAGTTTCGATAACACGTGTGTTCATGGTCTTCACCTGCTCGTTGACGTTCACGTTGTGGTCACCGGCGTTGTTGATGAATACGACTCGCATGAGACTATATAAATCATCGGGGTTTTGGTAATCAATAGATATACCACTCTTATTTTTGAAGGCCTGACGAATACCACGCTGAAGCAAATCGATGTTGAACTCAGAGAAGAAAAGCGAGTTCAATGGAGTCTTGGTTTGTTTGATAGAATTGAGATGGAGATTGTCACCCATTTAATATACTCACGGAAAAAAATTATATGTAAATAGTAAATGTTGTCCATGTCGGATTTTGACCAGGCGTATGCTCAACATCCCACGCTAAAAAAAGAGGCTAAGATTGTCTGTAAACCCCCAGTATGCTTTGTTGGTTCATACGCCCCAGTAGCTAAGGCGGGTGAGGAGGGTCCCTTTTTCGTAAATACATATCTTCTTCAGCCTAACCGCAAAATGGAAGTGGCGGGAAGCGTCGCTGTTCGGAGTAAAGATCTTGAATGTAAGAAATAAGTTAAAAAATAAACTAGAATTTTAGATATATGAGGGTCATTAAACGCTCAGGTCGTATTGAGGATATGAAATTTGATAACGTCACCAATAGGATCAAGAACTTAACGTATGATCTATCAGAAAATTGCGACTCATCCAAGGTTGCGCAACAGGTATTTTCATCGATGTACGATAACATCACCACCCAGGAAATCGATACACTTTCAGCCGAAATTTGTGTCGGGATGATCACATCCGACCCGGATTATGAAACGCTCGCTACCCGTATCGTAGCGAGCAACATTCAAAAAGTGTGCCCCAATAACTTCCATCTCGCCATGAGAAAACTTCATAAGGCTGGTGTCATTACAGACGAAGTCGTCGAAGTTGCGCAGAAGGTGAAGGAACATATCAAAAATGACCGTGATTTTAAATTTGGGTACTTTGGTCTAAAAACTTTAGAAAAGAGTTATCTTCAGAAGGTTGATGGAAAACTGATCGAAACACCGCAGTACCTCTTCATGCGAGTGGCCATCGGTATCCACGGAAAGGATATACCATCTGTTCTCGAAACGTACGATAACATGTCCCAGGGTTTCTTCATTCATGCCACCCCGACATTATTCAACGCTGGAACTCCTCGACCCCAGATGTCCTCATGCTTTCTCATCGCAAACAAAGAGGATTCCATTGACGGTATTTACGGAACCTTGACGGAGTGTGCTCAAATCAGTAAGTGGGCAGGTGGTATCGGTATGCACATTCATGATATTCGCGCTAATAAGTCTCGTATTCGGGGCACTAACGGTCAATCCGATGGGATCATCCCAATGCTCAGGGTCTTCAATGCCACGGCACGATACGTGAATCAGGCGGGGCGTCGTAAGGGATCTATCGCCGTGTACATCGAGCCGTGGCACGCCGATATCATGGAGTTTTTGGAATTGCGTCTCAACCAGGGGGACGAAGAGGCGCGGTGCCGTGACCTCTTCTCGGCTATGTGGATCCCCGACCTCTTCATGAAGAGGGTCGAGTCTGGCGGGAACTGGTCATTGTTCTGCCCCGACACGGCGAAGGGTCTTTCTGACTG